GTGTTTGTTTGGATCAATCATTCCCTTGAGCCTTGCTGCAATTTGTTGACATGGGTGGGAGCACAGCTTGACTGGCGGAGCTAGGTGGCGGTTGTGGCGTGGCCCTGCAAACACAAAGCCCCGGGCGTCGCGCCTGCAAATAGCGCACATCATGAAAGTGCGCCACCCTTAAAAGCGTGCGCCACCCTTAAAAGCGTGCGCCGACGATTTCGGTGTATCGCCCGCTTGGCCGAACGGCAATTTGGGATGGGCACTTCAGTCGCTGCGTGACGGACAAGGCCTCATCAACGCCGCGCGGAAGTGGCACGCCGGGTGCACGGTTGGCCCACCAACTCGCTGCCTTTTGACGCGGATACCCCTGGTGCTCGATGCACACCCACTCAGTGTGGGAACTCAGGCCACTCCAGTAGTCAACTCGCATCGAGGGCGGCTTGCCCGGTTTGTCGTGCCTTGCATAGCTCACCCGGGTCACCGGCACCCACTCGGGCGGACCGCCCGAGAGGATGTCCAGCGCGCTGGCCTTGGCATTGATCTTGATTTGTGGCTCGGGAAACATGTGGCCACAGTCTGGGCACTGGCGAACGGCCGCATGCACGATGCTGTTGCACTCTGGGCAGGCTTTGGTGGGCGCGTCCCCATCCTCACCCGCTTTGGGTGTTTTGGGCTTGATGGCATCAATAGGGCCGTGGCGGGCGATGTTGCCTGCAAAGTCGAGCACCAAGCAGTCGCTCTTGCCCGCTGCGAGGCGACAGCCTCTTCCAACAATCTGGACATACAGCCCAGCCGACTTGGTGGGCCGTAGCATTGCAAGCAAGTCCACCGCAGGCGCGTTAAAACCTGTTGTCAGCACATTGGCGTTGGTCAGGCATTGAATACGGCCAGCCTTGAAGTCGTTGATGATGGCCTCGCGCTGCGCACTGGGCGTCTCGCCCACGATGGTCTCGCAACTCACCCCTCGGGCGCGCACCGCATCGCGAACGTGAAACGCATGGTCCACACCAGCACAAAAAATCAACCAGCTTTTGCGGTTGGCCCCATAAGAGAAGATCTCATCCACAGCGCTTTGCGTGATCGCGTCTTGGTCGATCGCTAGTTCCAGATCCTTGGCAATGAACTCACCACCCCGGGTGCCAACACCCGTGACATCGAGTTGTGTGGCCATTCGCTTGGAGATCAGGGGCGAGAGATAGTGGTCGTCGATCAGTTCCCGCACCGAGACCTCATAGGCGATGTCTGTGAAGATCGCCTCATCTCCCTCATGCAGCAGGCCAGAGTCCAGGCGGTATGGCGTGGCCGTCAGCCCAATTACCTTCATCTGAGGATTGAGCCGGGTGAGATCGGAAAGAAAGCGCCGGTACATGGTGTTCGACGTACGCGGAATCAGGTGGGCCTCATCGATGAGCACCAAGTCGCACTGCTGCACGTCGTAGACCTTTTTGTGAATCGACTGGATTCCTGCAAAAAGGATCTGCGCTCGGATTTCACGCTTTTTAAGCCCAGCGGAATAAATACCGGCTGGCGCTTGGGGCCAGAGTTTTTTGAGCTCGGTGAAGTTTTGCTCAATCAGCTCACGCACATGGGTCACGATCAGGATGCGCTGGTCGGGGAATGCTTTGAGCACACCCTCAACAAAGGTCGCCATGACCAGTGACTTGCCCCCAGCCGTCGGGATGGTGATCAGGCAATTTCCGGAGTACTCTTCGTAGTACCGATAGATGGCATCGATCGCAGCGCTTTGGTAGGGGCGAAGGCTTATCATTTTTCATTTCTCCGTTGCTTTGCATGCAGGGCCAGGTGTTCTCTGGCCGACATGACAGCGAGGTTTTCAGGTGCGTTGTTGTGTTTGTTCTCGTCCAGGTGATGGACGTGCTCGTCGCTGCGCAAGGGCCTTCCCAACATGTTTTGCACAACAACACGGTGCTCATGACGGCCGAAGAACTTTCGGTAAGTCGATGGCTTGACGGCCTCAAAGCGATTGAGCTGCGCCTGGCGGTTATTGGCCCGGCGAATCTCATGCGGCGTCACGTATGCGGGATCACCCCATCTGCGCAGTCTTTGCGCATGCATGCCGCAGTAGCCAAGACCACCTTTTTCAGTCGTTTGCTCGCAGCCCTCGTGTCGGCACCTCTGGGGTAGCTTGGCTGCGCTGCGCATTCGTAGCGACGACAACTCTCGCGCCAAGCATCCGCAGGACTGAACCGAACGGGCCGATAAGTTGCCTTTGACTGCCAAGTGAAGATTGCCGCAGTCGCACATGCAGACCCACAAAATATCACCACTCCTGGAGCGGTTTGCGCTGTCGCCAAGAACGGTCAATCTTCCCGAACGAAAGCCAGTCAAGTCACGTTTGTTGGCCATGTTCGACTCCCGAGTGCTTGTTCAAGCCAGCGTCGCGCCAGCGCTGTCCACTTGGAAACTCGTAGTCCACCCAGTCGTGTCCCGCGTCCACTTGAGCAGCAGGCACCAGCGGCGGCAGGTACAGGTGCTGCTCGCACCCCGTGCGCTGGTCAACCTCGCTCAGGCGTTTTTGATGCCGCTCACAATGCCAACCACCATCAACGGGTGTTGAGTGCAGACATGTACGGCAATTGACCGCAGGTGCCACCACGCTGTTGCCGCTTGGGTGGCACGCCGGTGCGTGATCACACATACGGCACTGATACCAAGTGGGCTCCTCACTGACGCGAGCCAATGGGGTCTGGGCAAAGATGATTCGCTGGGCTTTTTCCAAAAGTTGACTGGCATAGCTTTCATCCGCCTCCACACGCTCGACATACAGGTCATCGGTGTCCTTGTTCACAGCCAAGTACATCGCTCGGGTAATGCCCATCAGGTGCATATAGATCTGCATCTGAGCAAAGTGCTGCGGCTTGGACTCACGCACCTTCTTGGCGACCAGATCACAGAAGCTCTTGTTGGAGTGGGTTTTGAACTCCAGTACATGCCACGCCTTTGGGGCTTCGAGCAAATTGATGGCCACGCCGTCCAGGGAGCCACCAAAGTGCCCGCCGTGCGCTTGCACTCGAAACTGGCGACCGGTTTCTGGGTCTACCTCGAGCACGGTTGCGCCGGTGCGCCGCAGGTTGAGCACCATGCGGGCCTCTTCCAGTTGGCCGGTTTCAAACAGGCGCAGCAAACGACCCGGGTGCTTGCTGCGCGTGACCCAGCGAAAGTCATACCAAAGCGCGCGCTCGCATTCTTTGCCGATGAGGGATGCGCCCAAGTGGCTGCGAAAGCCTTCGCTGGCATCTTGCTCATAGGCGGCAAAGATGGCCTCGCGGGTAAGGCTCGTGATGACGGGCAGTTCAGCCATGGCTTCCCCCTTGGCTGGCGTGCAAATCCCGTGCGCGCTGAACAAGACCAGCCCACTCGTCGTCATTGCACTGCCCACGGACCACTTCAATCAAACTGTCCTTGAACGCATCACGGCGCTTTGGCAGGACTCGCTTGTCAAAGGTGGCCAGATGCACGCCCACTTGGGCCAACTCCTGCTGCTTCAAGCGCAGCGCGGTTTTGGCGCGGTGAAACCACGCCGCATCCAGCGTCTTTTTCTCCGTCTGCCGCCGGATGTCGGTCGTGGCGATTTGGATGCGAATCGAGGCAATCTCGCCTTGCAGCGCCGCCATCCGCTCCCGACAACCCTGTGCCGAGTCCGGCAGGTGGACCGGGTCTGGCACCCCAGAGTGCAACTGAAAGTGTTCGTGCATGTGGGTGGGCATCAGGCTTGGCGCTTCCAAGGCAGCCCATTGGCGGCAGGCGTTGAAACCGCAACTGCAGGCCGGGCTGGCGGATTGGCTGGGCCGGTGTTGAAGGTCGGTGCATTGGCAGCTTGCCCTCCACGCGGCAGGTAACGAATGGAGTTGGACTCGCCGTACATGCCTTTGGGCGGGCGCACCCGAACATCAGCGATCAGTGGGATGAGGTGCAATTGCTCGGAGTTGCTGACCTGTAACTTTCCAACGGCGCGGCAAATTGACGACAGCGTTTGCTGAGCGATCTTGACGGCCTCTGCGTTGGCGTTGATCAGGTTGAGGCGATCAAAGAGTCTGCGCCCGGCGTACTGCCCTTCGATGACATCCACTTCAAGGTACAGGTACTGTCCCATCCCGTCCTTGGTGGCGCGCATTTCACTGGCGACGATCTGTGAAAGGTATTTGCCAGGGGGCAGGACGTCGTAGCTGTTGCTGGGCTCGACAGAGGATGCGTCGAAGGTTTGACCGAATGAAGCCATGGTGATTTCTCCTATTTCAATTTCAGGTGGTGGTGGTTGGGGGAACTGTGGTGACTGGGGTGGCTGGTGCGGCAGTGAGCATGGGTTTGATCACATCGGGCATGGCTTGGGCGAAGGTCTGCCAATCCAGGGACAGGGTCTCCGGCAAGCCGTAGCGGTTTTTGGCCAAGAATGCGGGCCGCTCGGCGGTGTGGATCACGCGCTCGCCCGAGCCCATGGCGCGGTTGACCTTTTTGTTGAAGCCGACATCGGCCTTGACAGTAGAGATCCGGTAGTTGGCAAACAACACGATGTCGGAGTGCTCCTGCATCAGAGCGGCAGCGCGGGTGTGCAACTTGATGACGTAGCGGTCGTAGGGGTCGTGCTCGGGCGAGTCAAAGCGCTTGATGTCGGTATGGGCGATCTGCACTACCGTCATGCCACGGTCATCTCGCAAGGCGTTGAGCCCGTCGATGTATTGACGCCACAGGCTTAGTGCGGCGACATAGCCCTTGCCGTAGCCAGCGTCTTCAATCGAGTTCCACCCGTTGTCGCGACAGGCTTTGCCCCACACAAGTGGCTCAAGCCAATCGACGCTGTCGATGACCACGGTTTTGAAATCATGGTCTTCCGTGTACAAGGAACTCAACGCCTCAATCACCTCTTCATAGGTGCGGGCCAGCGGAAAGTGCGGCGTCGAAAGCGTTGCCAGTCCATCTTCCGTTTGCACAAATACGGGCTTGTTGGCTTCGGCGGCGAAGGTGGTTTTACCAACGCCAGCAACACCGTGAATCAGAATGCGAGGCGGCTTAGGTGCGTTGGCACGGGTCAGTTGGGCGAGCGTCATGGCCATCACACACCCCCACCAAAATGGCTGTCATTGGCGGCTGTGGGCACTTCGCCCGTGACAATCTGCTCTAGCTTGTAGCTGGGCTTGCCGGTTTTGACAGTACGGGCTGGCTCAAACAACTGCTGGATACCGGGTGGCCACGCCGTGTACTTGGACTCGGCAACCTTGATCTCGATGCCGACATAGTGTTCTGGGTCCTCGCCCCATTTGCGCAGGGCCTCCACAGCTTCCTTGAGCTTGGCCTGGTCGTATTCGGGGCGCTTGGGAAGGTCGGCGACAACAACAAAACCTTCCTCCTCAAAACGCACCGTCCCGGTGGTTTTGCCTGATTGCTGGCGCAGTTGCTGGGCCTGAGCGCCCAGGCGGGTATGCAGGGTTGATTGCAAAGCACTTAGATAGACAACAGCGGTGTCTTTGGCTGCAGTGACCTGTTTGATCATTCTGTACAAATCAGGCAACGGCAGCTTGTCGAGCTCGTTCACGTAAAGCTGGCCTATTTCGTCCAGCACATCGGGTTCGGCGTTCATAGGTACTCTTTCTTTCAGTGGGTCTTGAGGTTGGTGGGTGCCATCTGCGCGATGCGCAGCTGGGTGCGGATTTCTGGTGGCTTAAGCGGGGAGCTAGATCGCATCGCCAAGTAGCGGTAGTGGTCGTCATCTACCTTTTGGCTAAACAGGTGAACCAGGCCAAGCTCGCATGCGATCCATGCACGGCGCGCCACTGAGTGGATTCGTGCGCGTTCTTTGGTGGTGTGCTCACTGCTGATCTCAGAACGATCTCGGAGCAGCAGTCCCTCGTGGTACTGGATGCAATGGCCGACCAGGGCGCTGGCGACCCAATCGCACAGGATGGCCTCTGTGACGGAAACACCGGGGGTGTATAGAGTCCTGGCTCCCCCTTGTGGCTCTGGGAAAGCAATGCCCAGGTGACTACGCGTGGTTTCAATTAGTTTTTGTGGCGCTAACAATTGGGGCTCCATGAAATGAGACTTGGCCGTGCCGCAAGCATTGCGGCTCGGGTTGTTGAGGGACTTTTTGGCTGGCATATGAGTTCTTACCGTTGAAGGTTTGTTTTTTCTCAAGCGACTTCACGCAGACCGAACATGCGCAAATGCATGCGCAGGTCATGGACGCGGCGGTAGAAAGATGCGGTGGAGATGCCGGATGCCGCACACGCGCTGGCAATATCCGCGTGCTTAGTGAGCAGGTCTAGCAATGCCGACTGATCGCCGTTCATAAAAGCGATGGCCGCATTCAGGTCATGCGTTGCCATGCCATCAGTGAAAAGGTCTTGGTCAGGGTCGCGTTTAAAGTTGATTGCGTCGATGCAGTCTTCAGCTGACTGAGACTGGGACGCGCTTATTTCGGGGTCGTTGGCGGCACGCATCATCTTGGAAGCGGCACCAAAATCCGTAAAACGGACACGCTGCTTGATCAACGCATCAAGAAGCTCTACAGCGCGGTTCTTTGAAACCAAGCCTGTGAAAGTACCTGGACTTCCCTTTGACGGGTCAAACTGGCCACGATGCTGGAGCAGGTCAAGCATGAGCTCCTGCTGGAAATCCTCACGCTCGGCTGGTGACAAGCCGTGGCGGGCAGCCATTTGATATGTTCTTGTTCTGGCGGCATTAACTGCGGCTTCGAAGTACGGATCGTTTGCACATTGGCCGGACAAATACCCTTTTTGGGTTTTGACGACTACATTTTTATGGCTCGCGCACGGCGTTGATGCCCTTGTTGTACAGCTCTGATTGCCCATGATGATGACTCCTGTTTTGAATGAACAGGGTCATGATCGAATGGGTACGAAGCAATGAAAACAAGCGTCCGGCGCACACCGCACGTACTCTGATGGGTAGCCGCACGGCCTGCTTTGGATGCCGTACGTAAATGCTCGAAATCGCAAGCAGTACGGCCTCCTGCCGGAGACCGTAAGTCGCTTATCTATCGAAAGCGTATTCCTTTTTCTCTTGCGCGCTCTCTTATCCAGTCTGCGACTGTTCGATGGCTACGATCAATATTTTGTTTTTGTAAAACTTCCAAATAGTAATCTGCAGCTTTTTCAGCACTCGAGTATTGACGCGGATTCTCATCAAATAAATCCAAAACTATTTTCTTCACGTTTCGATTGGGTTTATGGCGAATTTCGTTGCTTGTATCAGACCAATTCTTTAGCTCCGCCTTACTTTCAATAATTAATTCTTGCTTGATTTCATCTCGAATTTTTTGCATATCAGCTTGTGACAAAACCTGCTGCTTTGCCTGAATTTTATTTATACGGTTTTCATATTTTTTTTCCGTACGCAAGGTTTCACGCATTTTTTCGGCGTAACTCACAGCATCCATTGCCTGAACAATGATTGAGCCCATCCGGCTAATATCACTAGTTGAATATTGTTTATTTGGGCGTTTTATGAACTCACGAGCCTTCAAATCAAGGTCATAGTTCAATATTTTTTTGTAATCACCCAAAAACCAAAGTGCCATTGCTGCAAAATATTCGTAATCTTTTAAATCAGCCACATCAATTACAGTTGGATCGAAAAAGCTAGTCATAGCATCTTGAAGTGCATCCAAGTTACTTGTTGAATCACGGTCCTTAATATCAAATTCATCATGCGCCTCAGACTTTAGAGATAAGTATTGACCATCCTCATCGCCGTCAAAAAGATCGTATCGACCAGCATCTTTAATCATTTGTATTGCTGCATCTTTTTCACTATCAAAATACGCATCGATAATTGAACTTGCATCATGAGCAATATCTTTTATTTCTTCTTTTGTTCTTCCGTGCAATATCGAGCGGGCGCGCCAAGCAACATTTGAGGCTTCCGAAATAGGCCAATAAGGAAGTTGGTCCTTGACTGGGTCAAAGTTTTCAAACTGGTTGTAATAGTTCATTTTTTCGTTTTCGCTTGCGTTTACTTGCTAGGTCACCAGATACGAATCCGGCGTATTTCTTAAACAATTTTCGCGGATTGTTGAGATTACGTCACGTTTTTTGAAGTCAGCGAGGATCGTCCTTGAGAAAACACCCAGTCGGGGCGGTATGAACCTACATGACCTCCCTAAAACGCACCCCAACACCAACACCAACCCCGCCCGTCGAGCCCAGCCCAATGGCTGTCATCGGCGCAATCCTGGCCCAAGGCGCCATTCGCATGCTGGATCGCCAGAAACGCGAAGCTCAACTTGCTAAGCGCGCCGAAGAGAGCGTTCATACAGGTGTAACAACTACCAAGGACAACACCCATGAATGACTCACTTGTTGCACGCGTTGCAGCCCTCAAGACGGCCCCCACGGCTGACCTAAAGCAGATGTGGCAAGAAATGTTCTTGACTCAGGCCCCACCCTTTAACCGCCGCTTCCTTGAAACGCGCCTTGCCTACCGCATACAGGAGGTGGCCCTTGGTGGCCTCAAGCGGGAGACCATCAAGCGACTGGAAAAGCTTGGAGAGCAACTCGACGGGGGCAAGCCCGATGTCCGCCGCCGCCGCGTTGACGGCAGACCTATCAGCGGCACACGCCTGATCCGTGAGTGGGACGGCCAGCGCCACGAGGTTTTGGTCCACATCGACGACTTTGAGTACGCGGGCCAGCGTTACAAGTCCATATCGCGCATCGCTATGGTCATTACCGGGACCAACCGAAACGGCTGGACGTTCTTTGGTTTGCTTGGCGGAAGGAGCATTTGATGACTGACGCCAAAAAAGTGCTGTGCGCGGTCTACACGCGCAAGTCCACCGAAGAGGGTCTGGACCAAAACTTCAACTCGCTTGATGCCCAGTTTGATGCTTGCGCCAATTACATTGCCAGCCAAAAGTCCGAGGGCTGGGCCATGCTCAATGAGCGGTATGACGATGGCGGCTTCTCAGGCGGCACACTCGAGCGCCCAGCCGTAAAGCGCCTGCTCGATGATGTACGCCTAGGCTTGGTCAACACCATCGTGGTCTACAAGATCGACAGGCTTTCACGGTCTCTGGCTGACTTTGCCAAACTGGTGGAACTGTTTGATCAATACAAGGTGACCTTTGTCTCGGTCACCCAATCCTTCAACACGACCACCTCCATGGGGCGACTGACCCTGAACATCTTGTTGTCGTTTGCCCAGTTTGAGCGTGAGTTATCTGGCGAACGGGTGCGCGACAAGATCGCCGCGTCACGGCAGCGTGGCATCTGGATGGGCGGAATGCCGCCATTGGGGTATGACGTGGTTGACCGCATGCTGGTGGCCAACCCGCAAGAGTCTGCGCTGGTCCAGGAGATTTTTTCCCGCTTTGCCGCCACGCCGTCTATGGCCACCATCGTCAAGGACCTTCGAGCTCGCGGCGTGACCACCAAGTCCTGGACCACGATCAAAGGCGTGACCCGCGAGGGCAAACTGTTTAACAAGGGCACCGTCTACAAGATGTTCGGCAACCCGGTCTATGTTGGCATTGCGGCCTACAAGGGCCAGCACTTCCCCGGCCAGCACAAGGGCATCGTTGCCCAGGAAGTTTGGGACGCCGTTCAGGGACACCTCAAGAGTGGCGCACCGATGCAAAAGGCCAGACTTGCCGGACGTGGCAGCGCGCCGTCCATCCTGCGTGGGTTGCTGTTCTCTGAGCAGGGTCGGGCATTCACGCCGGGCTGGACGCGCAAGCAAAACAAGACCTACCGCTACTACATCAACACGGACTTCATCAAGATCGGCAAGGAGGCCTGCGACATCCAGCGCATCCCCGCCGGAGAAATTGAGCAGGTTGTCGTTGAAAAGATGCGCACCATCCTTCGCTCGCCTGAAGTGCTCTCGCATGCGGTGCGGGGAATTGGCACCCAGCGCCCCAAGGTTGAGGAGGCCAATGCTGTTAGCAGCCTGCAATCCATCGACGCGGTATGGGACGAGTTGTTTCCTGCCGAGCAGGCCAAGATTCTCCACACCCTTGTCGAGCGCATCACCGTGCGCAAGGACGGGATCACGATCAAGTGGCAAGACAAGGGTTTAAACAAACTTCTGCGGGACACCCTCGCACCCGAAAAACAACTGGAGGCCGCATGAATCAAGACACCCCAACCGGTTTCAGCACCGAGATACCCATGTCGTTTCGCAAACGTGGGGGCAAGGCAGTCATCATGCTGCCCAACGGTGAGCGCGCCATCGAGCGGGGCGAAGCGCTGATCGACAACTCAATGGTCAAACTGGTGGCACGCGGCCATCGTTGGCACCGCAAATTGTTTGACGGCACCCACGCCTCAATCGAGGACTTGGCCAAGTCAGAAAATATCAGCGCGTCGTTTGTGAGTCGCATCCTGCGCCTGGCATACCTGTCGCCCGACATCGTTGAAGCGATCCTGAGCGGCAAGTACCCGGCTCACATAACCATGAAAGACCTCATGGAGCCATTTCCCATGGAGTGGGGTGCGCAGGAGGCGCATTTTTTGAAGCCTCGCAAACCAAGCGAGTTAGAGCCAGCGGTCCAGTAGCGCCCCAACGTAACCCTTATCGAGCATATGCCCACCTCCGGGCACCACATTAACGTCGATACCCAGCAACCGCCCAAGTTCGCTCACTTGGTCCGGATTACTCTGCCAATCCAGCGCACCGACGTGTATTTCGCACCGAGTAGGCGGTTTAAATTTACCCGCCTTGATCAGCCCAGAAAGCGCCTCGGCCTTTGGCGGAATGAAATTCATGGAAGTCTCGGTACTGGAAAACTCGCCGACGATTGGAGAGAGAAGCAATACTCTGCCCAAAAATGGTTCCATTTGAGCCTGCGCATGTAAAAACAAATATGCGCCGAATGAATTTGCAATTACGCGCGCGCTGTCATTCCAAAAATGGTCTTTGAGATCTGCCGCAACTGTGTCAACCTGATCTTTAAACGGCATGCTCCGGAACTCGTCAACCGTCTCGCGTCCCGCGATGTCCAAGCCACGGGACGTCAACGCTGCGCCCAAGCCTGTTAAAAGCCTACCGCCGTATCCGGGCAGGTAATAAACAGCGGTCTCCATGTTCATGGCGCGACCAATTACCGCAGGATCAGAAGCTGTGGAATCGCGTCAGATCCGCACCACACGACTGCATTTTGGTGAAATCTTCGGCCGAGAGTCTTAGCGGCCTCAAGCGATAGACCAAAAACCAAAAAGCTCGGCTCCCCTGGCCAATCACCCGTGGGGTGCTTGCCCTCACCTGGTAGGTAATTAAGGCTTCGTACGCCAAGCTCACGAAGCAATTGCTCCTGCAGTTTGAGGTTTTCCCCATCGCTAAGCAACACCCCGTTGGGGTTGCAAG